GCTGAAGCAGCTGATTGGATTATTGTAGGATCTTGTATAATAATACCAGCATAAGCTAGTATTCTTAATATTATTTCATTTTGTTCAGTAATATCTAATTCAAAATTTTGAGCAGCAGGATCAGCTGGATTATAAACATATTGACCTTGCGCACCTGTAGTAAATGTCCAATTTATAGGATTAGGTGTTTTTAAATAAGATATAGTTATATCCGACTGTATTGTAGTAGGAAATACAGTTAATTTATCATCTTCGTATAAATATAAAGGAAATTTATCGGTGGGTTGAGTTAAAGGGGAAAGTAATATTTGTCTTAACTCATTTCTTTGAACATATTGTGTTATTTCTACGTCTCTATAAAAAACACTTCCTAGTCTATATATATCGGTTGGTGTTAATGTAAAATGAGGTCCTACATAAACAGTAGCTCCTGTACGTTGAAAAAACTGTAGTTTTTGTTGTATATTTTTTACACGATCAGCATATTCTGTATCATTGTCTGGTAGTCTATATTGTTGATTTAAATCACTAGCATATCCTTCAAACATAGTTAATTGCACCTGTGTACCAACTTTATTAAATTCATCAGGTGTCATATATCCTCGTTGTTGCTGGTTAAGTATTAACAAAACCGTTTTATAAACTGTATCAACGTTTACTGCCATTATATTTTTATTTTAATAAAAGGCGGGCGAACCCGCCTTGTTATCATTAGTATAATCTTTTTTCTATAGATTTAAATACTTCTATTCCTTCATCTGTTTTAAACCAAGCAGCAATAGCTGAATAAGGGTTTTCATCAAATGGAACATTCATTAGTTTTCTATCATTACTAGTCCAATGTACAGATCTGTTATCTGGAGATATTCTAATAATGTTTTCTTCTACAGCGTTAATTGCAAAATTTCTTAATTGCACATTTTCATCTGCAGCTAATGATAAGAATAATTTAGGATTTTTCTTAGCAAGTAATAATAAATCTCTTTTCAATTCTTTAGAACTCATAGATTTTACTTTTGAACCTAATTCAACTCTCACAATAGCTTCTGCTAAATCAATATCCATATCTCTTGCAGCATTTAATGCTTCAATTTCCCATTCAATAGTTTCAACTTCATCTTCTGCTATTTGTTGAGGTATATGTTCTTTATATTTTGAATCTTTCATTGGGTGGTACAAAGACAATAATTTTTGCAAAGCAACATTAGATTTTGGAACACTTAATGTGCCATCTCTAAATGTTATATGTCCTAAAGTAACTTCTCCTTTTTGTTCATCAACAAACGGAGAGTTCATATTAGTAGCATATCTTAATTCTCTTTGTTCATTTTTAACTTCATCAAACCACAATAAAGGATGTCTTCTTGTGTGTTTACTAGGTATTGTAAACGTTAAAGGTTCTTTATTTCCTGTAAGTAAATAAGTTCTATCTTTTATTTCCCAGTCATCTTTTTTAACTGGTTTAATAGCTGTAGGTTTTGGTGTAGCAACAACTACTTCTTCTACAACTACTTCTTCTTGTTGTTTCTTTTTTGCCATAATATAATATAATTAAATAAGTTAAAAGGTATATGGGCGCCGAAGCGCCCTTACCTTTATAATAGTTACACTCCTTTGAATAATACAAAGTTGTTAGCAGCTTGTGTTACTAAACATCTTTCTGAAAGGAAATTAACTTCCATTGCATCAAGATCTGAAGTAAATGCACCACCTGCTGAACCTGTTAACCAAGACTTCATTCTTCTATCATCAGCTTGAGAAGCAGGTCTTCTGATGTTAGTTCCTAAAATTTGGTCATAAACAGTTGTAGTACCAGCTGGAATTAAAACTCCTTCAATTGAGTTTGGTCCTACCATTGCACCTCTTGTAGAAGCATCGTTTAAGTATTTCCAATCAGTTTTATAGAAGTCATATGAACCTCTTCTGAAACCGCTAAAACCTAAGTTTAAAGCCATTTCTTCAGAATTTTCAAATAATCCATAAGCAGTACCACCTGATGATCCAGATGAAATAGCAGCAAGCATATCATCAAAATCAAGAGCAGTTTGTCTATCTAAAAATAACATGTTCTCTTCAATTGCTCCTTGAGTATCTAAGTTTCTAAGAATATCATCAAAGTCACTAATACCTGTAGCAGCAGAAAAACCAACTTGTACGTTACCTCTATCTTCGATAGCTGCAAATAAACCTTGAGTACCTTTTCCTGTTGTGATTGGAGAAAGAGCGTTAACTAATTCACCTTCTACACACATCATTTCAAGATAATCTTCAAATCTAAGTCTTGTTTCAGACTCAGCTTTTAAATACCATAAGTATCCTCCAGTTCCATCTTCAGTAGCAACTTCTACCCAACCAATTTGAGCCATATCAGAACCATTTACAGTGTATTTGTTTCTAATAATAACTGGGTTGTTAGAAAATTGTGTGAAAGCAGGATCAACACTAATATAACCATTAACTGGTCCAGGACCAGCAGTGTTATTAGGTGTTACAGAACCTTTTTGATATTCAGAACCATATACGAAAACTTTTACATTTCCTACTAATCCTGCACCAGCAATAGTAGCAGCAGTATAAGGTTCAACATCAATAATAAATGTAGCAGTGTTTGATGCGGTAACTAAACATTTTACTTCATTTCCAAAATCATCCATTACTACTACTGTAGCTCTTGGAGAAATAACGTTTGCTATATTAGCAGCACCCGCTGGATTAACGTTAATTTGATTAGCACCTGGAACTGTACAGTTGTCATATGCAATATGTAATCTATTTTGTTCAGACCAGATTACTTGGTCACTTGTCATAGGAAGATAAAGTTCTATTACCATATCTTTCAACTTCAGCTTCGTAGATCTCTGGTAAATACTGTTGAGCAAATGATGTAAAATCAGCTGCAGCAGGATCAGTCCACTGTAAATAGTTTGTTTGCAATACTTCCTGTACTTGACTCGGTACAATTGAGCCAAATTGTGGGTTTAAAGCCATTGTTCTAAATTTTAATTATTAAATGTTCGTTTTTTGATTTTCAATTTTGACGAATCAGATCCACTAATTGCTTTAACTTTAAATCCTCCCACAAAGACGTCACCACTGGCAACCTGCCTCGGTTTATCATTAGCTGGATTTTTAGATTGCTGAACAAGTGATTTAACACCGTCAGCTTTGCCTTGCTCATAAAAATGAGACGCTAGTTTATCAGCATTCATCGCAGCATATAAAGCTTTATGATAACCTGCGGCATCCGAAATATTTCCTTCTTTATCCATATATTTATCAATAAAGTTTTTAATATTTGATTGCGTTTCAGCTATTGCCACAGGATCTTTAACCTTATATCTAAATCTTTTATCACCTAATGTATATTCAAAACCTTCGAATTCATTATTAAATAAATTATTAGTTTCTTGTTTAAAGTGTTCTTGTGACTGCTTTATAGTTTCTTGCTGTTTATTATAACGATTAAAAAAGTCCATAGCTTTTTGTTGCTCTTGAGTTACGCCAGGTCTTTGCTTTATTTCTGCAAAGTATTTAGATTTTTGATTTTCTAAATCTTTTTTAGCAAACGCAACAGCTTCTTTATAAGCTAGCTTTTTTCTTCGTATTTCTTTTTCCTCATCCATTTCTTCATCATATTTATAATCTTCTAATATAAGATTAATATCTTCTGAATCTAAATGAGGTTTAGTTTTTCTTAAATGTTCTTGTAGTAATTGTTGATCATCTAGTTTAGAATAATCTCTGTTTAATTCTACATAATCTTCAACTGTACCACCTGTTTCATTCATAAATGTTACCAATTTTTCTATATTTTCTGGTAATTCAGGCGTTTTAATTAGTGGTTCAGTTTGCTTTTTTGGTTCAATTGGTTTAACTTTTTCTGTTATTTCTTCAATTACTTGGACTGGAGAATAGGTATCTCCTCTGTTTTTCGCTCTTGAACGGCATTGTCTTCTTTTTTAGTTAAATCAATTTTAGGAGCTTCAACCTTTTCTTCTACAGGTTTTTTCATCTCCATTTTTACAGGCTCTTTACTTGTTTTACCCAAGTCTTTTACCTTTCGTTTAGGTAAATTTTTACCTTTTAAAGTAAATTCACCTTCTTGTTTGACCTCTACGGCCGCTTTTTTATCTGCCATAATATAATATAATTAAATAATTAATACTAGATCATAAAATTAGCACCACCTTGTTGTTCAAAATTTATAGGCAAAGAATCATTTTTTCTTTGACTAATCATTTGACTTTGTTGTGTGCCAGCTATTCTAGTTCTTTTATCTTTACGATCTTCTATTTGTTTTTCACGATCAGCTTCTCTTTGAGTTTTTAATTGCTCTAATTGTAACTGATAATTAAATTCTTCTGCCATTAGTTGGCGTTTAATTTCTGCTTCAGTTTGCATACGCTGTATTTCAAACTGTGATTTTGCTTGTTCAAAGTTTACTTTTTCACTAGTTAAAGCTTGTTGCTTTTGAACTTCTGCTTCAGCAGCTGCTTGTGATGCTTGAGAATTTGCCTGCGCTTGCTGTTGATTCATTTCCATTTGCATTTGTCTTTCTCTTGCTAGCTTACGTTTACGCTTTTGTTTTAACATTTGATTAGCTAATTTTAAATTACGTATTTGACGTATATCTATAGCATCTTCTAAATCAATTCCTCCACTAGACAATGCAACTTGTATGTTTTGTTCAAGCTGCGCTTTTTCTTCTTCATCTGGTTCTAAATCTAAAAATATTCCAAAATCATGTAAGTTTAATTGATCTATCTGCTCTAATGTTATAGTATTAAAACTTGTAATACTTTGTTTTAAAGCATTTGCTGTTAAAGGAAAATCTAACATATCACTAACTTTTTTAGATATATTTTCACATATTCTTAATGTTAAATATAAACTAGCGTTATTTATATGTCGCGTAGCTATATTAGATGCTTGAGCAGCTAACTTTTGTAATCCTACTAGTGTATCTTTATCTGATAAAGTTCCATCTCTTGCTTCGTTTAATCCGGTCACATCTCTTATCATTTGTAAATAATAATTATATGTACTAATTAAACTTTGTATTTTTGCTTGACCAGATCCTGTTGCTAATTCTTGAACAGGTATTTTACCTCTATTTAATTCACCTTCTTGTGTTAATGATCTACCTACTACCGAACCAGTTTGAAAATACATATTTAATGCTTCAGCTGGGTTATAATTTGTTCCATTACCTAAATCCACTTCTGCTAAACCATCCATATCTAAAAATACACCATCTGGAACCATTCTAGCTATTACTTGTTGTAGTTTTAAATGAGTTATTTGAATCATATCAGCAAAACCTGTTATTCGATTTACTGTAGAATCAATACGCCCTTTATACATACGCGGCGCACATATAGCATAATTCATTTCTACTTTTGTAGTATCAGCATTAGGTCTAGTCATATTAGGACACATTTCCCATCTTAATAATATATTAGTTCCTAATACTTTTACCCCTCTATATAATGTTTCAATAGTTCTACCAACTCTTTCAAAATTTTCATTTGCTGGTGGATTAAATGTATCTGGTTTTTCAATTGCTTTGATTAAACCATATTCTGTTTCTTTTATTTTAAATACTTGATCACTATAAGTTTTGTATTCAAAATATAATAATGGAATAGTATTTTGATCCCATGGACCATAACCATATCCATACATGTAAGTTTTGTCTCCTTGATATTCTTGTATTCTTTCTAATGTAGCATTATCTAATTCTGGAAATTGTTTAGCTATTTCTGGCAAAGTAACAGCTTTTAATTCACCCACATAATATATATCTTCAAAATTTGGATCTTCTGTGTAAGAATATATTAAATAAGCTGGATCTACATAGTCAACTGTTATACCATTAGAAGTATTAAAATTTGTTTTAACAGCTCCTATACCACAAGTAACTAAATCATAATTAATTCTACGTCTTATTAAATCCCATTTGTTATAATCTAATACTTGATTTATTACTTCTTCTTCCGCAATTTCTATAGATTGTTTATAGTTTAATTGCATATGTAATTCAAGCTCTTCTATATTTTGCGGTAATTTATCTTCTGGAATAGTAGTATTAAATAAAGCTGTATCTAGTTTTTCTACTATTTTTTGCATTGATTCTCTAGCAAACATGTCTTGAGCTAACATTTCTGCATAATTAGTTCTATTACTTAAAGCTGCAGGATCTTGAGCAAATGCATTTATATCGTAATCTTTATTAGATATACCATTTGTAAGTATATCTACAAACTTAGAAACAATAGGAACTGGTTTCCAATCTAAATTTAAATATGATAAATCACCATTAATA